AGAGAAAGACGTGGTGGCGCTGGCCACTACCAGTGGCCACGAGCCGCCGCGATGTGGCCCGTGTGGGCGATGGCATGCTCCACGCTTGCGCCGATGAACGCGTCCATGCGTAGCACGGCGTGATGGCGTAGCCGCCGCTCGTCTACGTTGGCCAAGATCTGCAGCGTGTACACCGTCGCTAGGGCAGGCTGTAGAGCGCCGAAGTTGACGTGGGCGTCGCCGAACAGCCAGTCGAGTGTCTCGGCGAAGTGGCCGCCCAGCGTGTCCACAGCGTCTGCGATATCGGGCTTCCAGTCGCGCAGCCACTGCCGGAGGCTCAATCTCACGGTGGAATGGCGTAGCAACTTACTGGCACGCTGAACTTCAGCAGCTTCGTGGCGGAAGTGACCGAACCAGAAGAGCCGCTTCCGTAACTGGCGGGTCCACGCACGTAGTGCGTCGCGCGCCGTGTCAGGACTGGGCAGGTAGCGCGGTGTTGCGGGCATGTGAGTGGGCCGAGGCCGGCGCTGTTCCCGAATGCGGGCAGTGATGACCTCTTCATTCCACCGACCTCGTATATCGCTGGCTACGTCCGGAACGTTGTCGGCGGAGATCACACCTGCCAACTCTTCCTGCACAACCGCTTCAACACCAGCACTGTCGAGAGGAATGTGGGATGCTGCGGCGGCCCCCGCTACTCGGTCGGCACGCCAAGTGGTCAGCTGGACGAACTGCGCTCGGAACGGCGGCACGCGTGGCATCCGCGGAGCTAGTTCTGTGATGCCGTCCCACCGCTCGATACCCAGCCCTCCTAGGACCCGGGGCACTCGAGTGACCGCAGTAGGCACGTGGTGACGTCGGCACCAGATGGTCCGTTGCACCACCCACCATTCCTCCGCTCCTGGCAGCTGCCGTCGTAGTGCGGTGCGTGTTGCGGTCCAGGCATGTTCCAGCTCACGCTCTGGAGCAAAGGGAGTGCTGTTCCACGGTTTCTTCTGCACAAATTGAGGTATGATACGATTGGCGAGGCCGTGGCAGTCAGTTCCATACACCACACGTAGAAAGTCGGTCTCATGCCGCTGCAGGGCGAACTTGCCAATGGCACCCACTCCACCGGTCATGCGAATGGCCGTGTCCATCACTACCAACTTCGCAGCGTTGCTGTCCAGTATGCTGGTGTCGTCGCCCCGCAACCACAGGTACTCAGGTGGTGCGACACCCCACTCGGCCATCAGGTCCTCAGCCATCTGCATGTGTATGGCGTTCCAGCCGTTGCCGATTATGGATGTCCATCGCAGTCCACTCATCAAGCCCCCCGTCACACGTAGGGCGAGAGAGAACTGCCCCTGCGTCGAGTAAAGCATGGCAGTCTGAAAGCCCTGTGTCACCGACGAGCACGTAGCCTCCAGTTCATCCACACCATCGTCAGGGGCTTGTAATCGCGCGCCTTCGAACATGGCTTCGCAAATGACCAGAATCTCGTCCGTCGTGGGTTGGTGATCGAAGGAAGCAAAGTCATAAGGCAGACCGAATCTAGTACGCACGGCTGCCAACGTGTCTAGAATACGCTGATGCTCCGTGTAAACGTCCTCGCCTAGAGTGGCGCCCTTCCAACCCGTGTACACCTCTCCCGCCCGCTCGGACAGCCAGCTCATGTCGATGTATGTCCAGAAGTCGCTAGACACGGCCAAACGTATCTTGCCAGGTTCGTTCTTCTCGATGGTCCAGTTTCGCTGCCTGTGAGGTTGGCACGCCATGGTCGCTAGATACTCCATGGTCACGAC